GCTTTAATTTCAGCATCAGGAAAGTTTGGACCCGAAATAACTTCTGTTTGGGCAGCAGCAGGTAGTCAAAATGCATTCAATCAAGTCATGCAAACAACACTATCTACACTCAGTAATAGAAACACTTTTTTGAATCAGTTGGGTGGGGCAGCATCGTTGTTTAATGGTACAGTCAACTCGGTTAATCCTATCAGTGGTGTAGTTCCATACTCCAAAACAAATCAGAATGGAATTAGTGGGTTATCTTCTGGAACTGTTCAAACATTATTAAACCCAATGGTTAATATAAGTTCTGGACTAAATTCATATGGTAAGTCAGCTCAGTATGCTATTAATTATACAAATCAAAACTCAACATTTGGTGATGTCATCAATTACAATGATTTAAATGACCTTTTCAATAGTTCTGGACTCAGATCAATACCTGATTCGGTACTACAACAGATAAATCCAGCCGATTTTCTAAGAAGTTTTAATAATTTTAATATGAATGGTCTAAATGGTATTACCGATGTCAATGACATTTCTAGCATATTAAATTTTGCTAATAAATTTGGGAATTTGGGTAGTTTCTTAGGATCTCTTCAAATATTTGGCAATTTATTTGGTGGAAACAATGCGTTCACGAGTGCTATCGTTCCGGGAGTAGGTTACAGTGACACCGTAAATAGAAGTACCGTCGATATTGCTAGTCAAAAAATATTAGGAAATCCCAAGATACCTCAACCAATTTACTCCTACCCCGGGAATTTCTGGTCCAAAATAATTAACGACATCACAAAGGCAAACCAATCTATGAGCAATTCAGCAAAACTAGGAGATGCATTTGTACCCGGTGTATCTAAAATTTACTACAGTGGTTAAAATATGACAACTTTTATCGGATATAGTTCTCAAAACAAAAACAAAAATTTCACCTTGGTTGGTGACGATTTAGTAAGAAGAGATTTACTCAACGCCTTCAATATTCGTCAGGGTGAAGTACCAGGAAAACCATCTTATGGTACCACATTGATGAGTTATGTTTTTGAAACACAGACTCAAGACACCGAGCGTGCTATATTAAACGAGGTACAACGAGTTTGCGCTCAAGATCCTAGAATTTTTCTAAATTCGGCACAATTATTCCCCCAACAAAATGGAGTACTGATTCAATTAGCTATTACTATTGTACCAGCGACTGCTGCTCAATTATTGAATCTTTTTATGAATCAGAACACTAGAACCGCGGAATATATATAGTTGGTACTGTTTAAAACGAGGTTTTTGCTAACGATAAATACTCTTATCATAATATCGGAGTAATCGATGGCTAAAACTTTACGACAGACATCTATTTTTGGAGTGGCTGATTGGAAAAAGATTTATCAGACCTATCAGGAAGCAGATTTTCAGAGCTTTGACTTTGAATCGCTTAGGAAAACTTTTGTTGATTATTTAACCACTTACTATCCAGAAACTTTCAATGACTATATAGAAAGTTCGGAGTTTATTGCATTACTTGATGTTATGGCCTTTATGGGTCAATCTTTAGCATTCCGTAACGATCTAAATGCTCGTGAAAACTATATGGACACTGCTGAACGCCGAGACAGTGTTGTTAGATTAGCTAACTTAGTCAGTTATACACCAAAACGAAACACAGCCGCTCAGGGATATTTAAAGGTGTTGAGTGTTCAGACCACCGAAAATGTTTATGACTACAACGGTTTAAACTTATCAAATATCTTAGTAAATTGGGCCGATCCAAGTAATTATTATTGGCAGGAACAATTCACTACTATTATTAACGCAGCATTAGTTGACTCACAGAAGGTAGGTCGTCCGGGAAACAGCGTTGATATTTTAGGAGTCAACACTAACCAGTATGGTATTAACTTTGTACCAGGGTATCTTCCAATAATTCCGTTTACCTCTACTATTGATGGTATTAGTATGCCGTTTGAAGTAGTAAATGCAGTGGCCACCAGTGCTGGTTTAGTTTATGAACCCAGTCCTCGTCCAACTGGTATATTCAATATGTTGTATCGTAATGATGGACTTGGTTACGGCAGCGCTAATACTGGTTATTTCTTTGCATTTAAACAGGGAGTATTACAAAGTCAAAACTTCAATCTACCTGAGAGAATTTCAAACAGAACTGTAGATATTAATATTGAGGGAATCAATAATCAAGATCGTTGGTTATTCCAAGTTGACAATGTTGGCAGTATTTCAAAAGAGTGGGTTTATGTAGAAAACATCTACACAGCAGCAACAGAACAGTTAGCACCTGATCAAAGAAGTATTTTTTCTGTTACCAGTAGAAGCAATGATCAAATAACTTTAATCTTTGGTGACGGCGTCTTCAGTGAAATACCTGTTGGCTTATATAAGTGTTATGTCAGAGCTAGTAATGGTTTGGAATATATTATTAACCCTGTTAATATGCAGAGTATAACAATTCCTATTAATTATGTAAGTCGTTCAGGTCAAATTGAAACTATTACCTTTACTTGTGGGTTAACTCAACCGGTTACTAATGCCCAGACCAGAGAGTCTATCCAGGATATCAAACAAAGAGCTCCTGCTAGATATTACACTCAGAATAGAATGGTTAATGGAGAAGATTATACTAATTTCCCATTCACTTCTTATAATAGCATTGTAAAAAGTTCAGCAGTTAATAGAACCAGTATTGGTATTAGTAGAAATTTAGATTTAGTTGATCCTACTGGAAAATACTCTAGTACTAATATTTTTAGCAGTGACGGCGCCCTATACGAAAATAATGATCTTCCTAGTTTAGAATTTACTTGGTTATCCAGTAATGAAATATACAATAGCATTGCTAATGAAATAAACCCCAAAGCGGCAGGAGTTCAATCTAGACAATTTTATTATGCAAATTATCCTAGATCCAGTCTAGAATCTTTGGATATTCATTGGGTAGAAAGTACTAGAATGGTTAATGAAACCACTGGGTATTTTGCTAACTCAAAAAATATCCCAGTAGCCATTGGTCAGTTCTCAACTCCAAATACAAAATATATTCAGGTAGGTTCTTTGGTAAAATTTAGACCACCAACCGGATATTATTTCAATGATGAAAATCAGTTAGTACCGGGTTTGATAGGAGCAACCGAAGGTAAAGAATTTATTTGGGCATCCCCGAATGCTATCTATGGAGACGGAACATCACAGGGACTTGGTAATTTATTGACTGGTCAAGGACCAGTAGTATTAGATACTTTTGTTCCTACTGGAGCAATACCTAGTATTGTTATTCCTATTTTTGCCACAGATATTTCCACTACGGTTATTGATCAAGTTGTTCAACAGATATTATTGAATCGTAACTTTGGTTTAGGATATAATAACGGTATGAACGCAGATGGTACTAATAATACCAATACTATTGGTTGGTATCTGATTACTGCTGGCAATCTAGCAGTAGACAGTAATTTTAGTTTAGAATATGCCGGTAATACTGATAATCTGAATTTAGATGCTAGTTGGTTTATTCAAGGAACAGTAACTGATGGTAAGTATACGGTAGTTGTCCGATCTCTTGAGTATTACTTTGGCAGTGTTGTTCAGACTAGATTTTTCTATTATACTGACTTACCTATATATGATCCTAAGTCTGGAACGGTTATCAGAGATTTTATTAAAGTATTAAAATCAAATAGTCGTCCGAATAATAACTATCCGTTGCCAGAAAATATCACGATGCCTATTATTGCTCAACCAGTTGAAAGTGATGGGTATGTTGATGACTTTCAAGTAATAGTATCCTATGAACAAAATAACGCAAACAATGTACCTGTTGATCCAGACTTTTTTGATATTATTGTTAGTCCAGATGTCAGACCATCTTCTAAGCTGGTATTCCTACAACAGACCGTTGACTTTGACAACTTAGAAAGATATTTGTTGGTAGAAAAGGGTGTTGTCAATGTCAATTACCCTACTAAAAACGAAATTGAACTACACAAAGAAGAGTATTTTGATGGACAGGTGTTTTATGCTTATGCTGACACTGATGCTACTATTACTAATCAGGTATTCTATAGAATAGTACAAGATTTTTCTGGTGTAAAAACACTGGTAGTTGATAATTCATTTATTGCTAGGGTTGGCAGACAAGATTTATATTTCCAGTATCGTCATAATAGTTCATTGACCAATCTAATTAATCCTGGCAGTACTAATATTATTGACTTATATGTAGTAACACTTGAATACTATAGATCTTACCAGAATTGGATTAAAGATTCTACTGGTGTTATTCAAATGCCATTACCACCAACAATTAATGATCTGACTACAACATATGCTAATCTACAAACTTATCGTATGATATCTGATAATTTAGTAGTTAATTCAGTGGAGTTTAAACCATTGTTTGGAGCAAAGGCTGATGAGAATCTTCGTGGTATTATTAAAGTCGTACCAGCACAAGGAACTGTAATTAGTAATAGCGAAATAAGAAATTTAGTAGTGACATATATGGATAAATTCTTCTCTATTGACAACTGGGACTTTGGACAGACATTTTATTTCTCAGAGTTATCATCTTATATTCACGATAGTATCGGCGATATTGTGGCATCGGTGGTCCTAGTACCATTAGATATTCGTAAATCATTTGGTGATTTATACGAAATACGAGCAGAACCAAATCAGATTTTTGTCAACGCAGCAACAGTTAATGACATTGAAATAATTCAAGCGTTGACAAGCACTAATATTAGAACAGCACCGGGAAGTGGAGTAATTTAATGGCAATAGTAAGAACAGTAGATTTTTTACCAGAGATTTTTCAAACTCCTGTTAATAAACAATTTTTAGCAGCCACTTTAGATCAGATAGTTCAAAATCCTCAATTTAAAAGAACACAGGGTTACATAGGTAATAAAATTGGTCCTGGTATCAACGCGAACGATATTTATATTAGCGAACCAACCAAACAACGAGAAGATTATCAACTAGACCCATGTGTAGTTTCTTTAGTACCAGATACTAATCAGGTCAATGACATTATTACTTACCCTGGTATTACCGATACTATTGCACTACAAGGAGGAACGGTCAATGATGCTGATCGTTTATTCAAGAGTGATTATTACTCTTGGGACCCGTTTGTTGATTTTGACAAACTAACAAACTATGCTCAATACTATTGGTTACCGTTTGGACCCGCTCCGGTAGTAGTTTCTGCCACTACTGTTCCAACGACGGATGAATTCTATGTAACTAGAACTAGTAATGGATATCAATTCAATAGAGTTATTGGTAATGATCCAACTGTAACTTTGGTCAGAGGGGGAAGATATAAGTTTATTGTAGATCAAAGTTACAAAGATCAGACTGTTTATACCGTTGGTGATATAACACCAGTTCCAAACAGTGCATTTGTTATTAATAGACAAAATAATCCTACACTTACTTTGGTAAGAGGACAGACATATCAGTTTAATAATGTTTGTTCAGACCCTACATCATTTTATATTAAAACTAAACCAACTTTAGGACTTACTGACACCTATGATACTGGTGTTATGAGAAATGGAGCGGTTACCGGTTTAATTGCATTCACTGTTCCATTGACGGCTCCTGACCAGTTATACTATGTCAGTAGTGAAAAGTTTAATATGAGGGGTGAATTTAATGTTGTAGATCCAGTTCCTGGAACAGGACCAGGTTTTTGGATTCAAGCGCAACCTGGTGTATCTGGAACATTACCAGAAGCACATAATATTAGTAGTCGTGATGTTTTAGGTGTTACTAATAATGGTACTAATACTGGCGAAATTATTTTTGATGTTCCGTTGGCAACAGCACAAGATTTTTATTATGAAGGATTGACATCAATTGGATCGGTTGATCTATTAAGTAATACTTTGAAGTATTCTGATTTACAAGGAGTATCTGTAGAGGATTTCTTATTAAGTAATCCAGATGGTATAGATCAGATATCAAATCTAGATGGACGAACCATTGTATTCTTA